AGCAGAGCCAAAGCAGGAAGTAAGCGAAGCACCAGCTAAAACAGACGTAGAAGGGGAGTCGTCAACCAAAGAGGGTGAAGCACCAGAAGGTTTTGTTGAAATTGACGGTAAGTATTACGTTGAAGCAACGGACGTTAGCAGTAAAAACGGTCAACACAGTTTGCCGTATGAAGTGCTAGCACAAGCGCGTGAGCGCGCAGCAGCAGCCGAAGCCGAAAAACAACGTATCGCCCAAGAAAAAGCAGAGCTTGAAAGTCAGTTTGAGGAAACCAAACGTGTAGCAGAGTTACACAGCAGCCAGTTAAAAGAGGCTGGTATGGACCCACGCAAACTGCCAGGTGAAATGCTTAAAGATCCTGAGCTAATGGAGCGTATTAAAGATGAATATCCGGAGCTTGGCGAATTAGTTAGTGAGTTAGCTAGCCAAATTCAGCAATACGGTTCAAAGAACCAGCCGGCGCCAGAAACACCACAAGCACCTTCACAAAATGAAGTGCAAGAAGCGTTTGCGCAATCACAGCATTTAAAGCAGTGGATGCAAAATGACGTTGATAAGTGGGATATGGCAAAGGTTATTGATGACAAGCTCGCAAAAGACCCATCGTTTGCAAACAAAACAGTCGCAGAGCGATTTAAAGAAGTTGAAAAGCGCGTACAAAGCGCGTTTGGCGAACAGCACAAGCCTAAGCCAAGCAACACCGACTCTGCACCAATCCCAAATACACCTACTGACATAGGCACACAGGCAAATGATCTAAGTGCTAGTGCCGGCTTACTTGAAAAAGACGCAGCGACTATCGCAGCCGAAATGGAAGGTATGACGGAGCAGCAAGTAGAAGCAATGCTTGAGAGCGTGTCAGATTATCTCTAGGAAATTAAAATGAGCACGATTACAAAAGCACAAGCGGCTAAAGCGTTTGGTGCTGCCCTGTTTACACATACACGCCGTCAAAATACGTTCGTGAACATGCTAACCGGCTCTGCACCAAAATCGGCTAAAGCTGATATGGCCCACGGCAAAAAGCAAAGTGAAAAGGGCGCGCCAGTGGTTATGATTAACGACTTGCAAAGCCAAGCCGGTGATGCGGTTGAAATGGATTTATTCCACAACCTAAGCGGCTTACCAACAATGGGCGATAAAAAACTGGAAGGCCGAGGCGAGAGCTTAAGCAAAACAGTATTTGAATTGCGCATTGACCAAGGCCGTAAGATGGTTGATAGCGGTGGTAAAATGTCGCAAAAGCGTACTAAGCATAACCTGCTTAGCACTGCTAAAACACTATTAGGTAACTACTACAACGATCTGAAAGATGAAGTTGCTATGTACCACCTGGCCGGTGCGCGTGGTTCTTTTGCACCGGACGATATTATTATCCCACTTGAAGATCATGAAGAATTTAAAGAAATCATGGTTAATGACGTTACGGCTCCAACGTATGACCGTCACCAGTTTGGCGGTGATGCGACAAGCTTTGAAGCGATTGATGCTGCGGATATTATGACGCTTGAAAAGCTGGACGATTTAGCGCTTATCTTGGAAGAACAAGCTAACCCAATGAAGCACATTAGCTTTGAAGCTGACCAAATGGCTAACGAGTCGCCGTTCTTCTTGTTATTCGTAACACCGCGCCAATGGCGTGACCTTTGGGCTTCTGCGACTGATAAAAAGTTACAAGAGCTACAATCACGCGCTATTAAACGCGGCCAAGGTTTTAATCACCCGGTATTTAAAGGTGATGTGATCATGTGGCGCAACATTCTTGTTCGTCTATACAAGAAACCTGTACGTTTCTATGCAGGTGATAAAGTGACTGTATCGAACAACGATAAACTGGCGACAACTAAAATTGTTGAAGCGGGTACAACTATCGATCGTGCAATCCTTCTTGGTGGTCAAGCGCTTGCGAATGCTTACGGTAAGTCTGATTCAGGCTCGCACTTCTCTATGACTACAGAGAAAACCGACCACGGCAATGCGAACGAAACAGCTATCGTATGGATGAATGGTTGTAAGAAAGTACGCTTCTCTGACAAAACAGGTCGCGTAAACGATTACGGAACGATGGTAATTGATACGGCTGTATCTCTACAGTAAGCCCTTTATGCCGGAGCAATCCGGCTTTCACTTTAATTTTTAGTAATTGGATAAAATTATGAAAGAAACATTTTATAAAGGTGCCGCTGGTAACCTATCGCTACACGTAGCAACGATTTCACTTGCTGCCCTAGCGGTTGATGCTACAGCTATCGCCTCAGAAAGTTTGCCTATTGGCACGCAAATCACTGCCGTTCGTATTATTAATGATGCGCTAGGTACTGGCACTGAGCTAACAGTTCAGGTTGCTGATCATTCAGGTGGTGAAAAGGACTTAGCCGCTTTTAATACTGCTAGCGCTGGTAATGCAGGCGAATTTATCAAGCCTGTTTATATTGGTGATGAAGGTCCAAGCGACTTAGTTGTTAAAAATACGGGTTCTTCTGCGGCAACCGGAGAAGCTGTACTTCAACTAGAGTACCGATACAAAGGTTACTAAGCCTTTTCGATACACATTTAAATCAAGCCCTGCTATTGCGGGGCTTTTTTATTGGGGAATATCCATGAGCAATACAACGAATATCGTTTACATCGGTAAGAAGCCTTTTAAAAAAGACACCGTATGTAATACCCGCACTATTTTCAAGCAAGGCGAGCCAACGGCCGTACCTTCTGAGCTTGTTCAGCGTTTTTTAGACTTTAACGAAGTTTGGGTTGCTGAAAAAGATGCTAAAGCTTATATCGAGCGCCAAAAACTACGAGAAGAAGAAGCCGAAGCCGCACGCATTGCACGCGAAGAAGCTGAAAAGCAAGAAGCGCTTGATGCAAGCATGTTAATCATCGTTGATGGCGAAGAAATCGACTTAGGCAAGTACAGCTCAAATCAACTTAGTACATTCGTTGAAGCGCACGATTTAACTATTGAAGGTGCTAAAAAGCCAGTACCAGCATACTGCAAAAAAGTACGTGATGCGTTCCGCGCTTCTGTTGCTGACGAAGATACAGACTAGGGCGAATAATCATGGCGCAATTATCTAGCTTGATCCCGTTAGTTCGCGAACGCTGCGGGGGCGTTCTTGATCAGATGGCGAGAGACCAGCTAGGTCGCGCCTATCAAAAGTTTTGTTATGAGTCTCGTTTTTTAGCTCGCACTCAAGAAATTGAGAAAGGCCAAAGCGGGGAGCTTAACATTGATGATGATCACGTATTTGTCAGTGTTGATTTTGTTTTAGATGCCAATGGTAGCGAGCTTAAAAGCTCAGATGACTACTTGGTATCGTCAAACGGCACAGTAACCGTGATCAACACGACACCTAAAGTACGTGTGTTTTACCATATAGCCCCGCAATTCATGCTACCTAATGACTTTGATGCTGATAACACCATTGTTAACCGCTGGGCTGATGCGATTGCCGATGGAGCCACAGCGAATTTATTAATGATGCCTAATACTGCATGGACTGATCTGGCAAAGTCTGATTACTTTAAACGCCGTTTTACCGATGGCTACCGCGATGCTTTTCAAGTTGCTATCGAGGCACTAGACGAGCAAAGACCTACACAACAAAGAGTGTTTTACTAATGGCTATTGTTTCCTCAAATGAAATTTTAATGCGCGTTAATAAGCTCCTTAACGATCCTAACTTTACACGCTGGACCAAAGAGGAATTGCTTAATTATCTAAATGACGCGCAGCGTGCAATTGTATTGCGCCGTCCTGACTCTTTCACTGTAGACACCGATGATTTTGCGTGTGTAGAAGGTACTAAGCAGTTTTTGCCGGTTGACGCATTGAAACTTATTGATGTAACTCGAAATGAGTCGGGGCGTGCGATACGCGGCCCATACAATCGACAGGTTTTAGATGACAACTACGACACATGGTATGCAGGCAAAGAAGCAAGCGAAGTTGAGTTGTATATCTATGACGAGCGCAACCCCAAAACGTTTTATGTTTACCCAGGCGTTGTAGAAAATGTAAAGCTTACGCTGGTTTATTCAAAAGCACCGCCAGCTATCAGCTTGACAGATAACGAGTCGGGTGAAGTTATCGCGCTCGATGATATTTACGTTAACGCAATCATTGAATGGATTTTATACCGCTCATACATGAAAGACGCGGAATATGCGGCTAATCCAAACAAGAGCCAAATGCACATGAACGCATTTAAAAGTCAGTTAGGCGAGAAAAGCCAAGCAGACGTTGCAATGATGGCGCAAGAGAAGGGGCAGTAACATGGCAGCAAGCGCAGGCGCGTGGTATCGCGTAGGAACAGTAAGCGTAACAAACAACAACGCAGCAATTGTAGGTATTGGTAGCAATTGGCTAAACGATGTTATTGCTATCGCTATTGGTGACGCGTTCACAATTGACGCAAAAACTTGGTACGAAGTCATAGCCGTTAATAGTGACACAAGTATTACACTTGATCGTGGCTTTGAAGGTTCAACAGCAAGCGATGTTGAATATGCAATATTAAGAAACACTTCGGGAACCATACTTACACGTATAGCAGGACAAATAGCCGTACAGTTTAACCAAAAGCAATTATTTTTAGATGAGTTGCGCAACTGGCTAACCTCAGAAGATGAAACAGCAACACTTACTGATAGTCATGGAATCGCGCACGTTGTTAAGACAGTTAATAAAATCCAAGAGTTAGTCGGTACGGCTGCTTCGGCTGATGTAACTACGAACTCAACCGATACAACTTCGGGAAGGGTACTGACGGTTGGGTATGGCGGTTTGGGCGGTAATGGTGCAGTGTACTCAGATTTTGATGATTTTGATATGCCTAACGGCTTTTATCGAACTGAATCTGGTTCAGCGGGCACATTCCCCGACAATAATGATAAAGCTGGTATGTTGATGGTATTTAAAAGGTTCGGGGGAGAATCAGCGCAAATTACGCAAATATACGATAATGATAATAAACGGGGCTTGTATTATAGATGCGGCTTCAGTGGATCATGGCAACCTTGGGCCGCCATTTACGACAGCGGAAACACTAATTTTAATGAGTTCATATTTAACGCCAACGATGTAAAGCTGTGTTACGCGAGGGTGGCGGGTCAATTATTCTTCGAGCTTGCTGTGAATGGGTTTTCATCACCAACAAGCGCAACCGTTACAGGGGCTTTTAATATTATAGACTTAGCCACAGGTAGCACTATAATTTCTGATGCTGTGCCTGAGTTCTTAGGAGCTTCTTCTAGTCGTATATTAGTGATGAGATTTACGGGTAGCTTCACACCTGGGGCTAACTATTTGGCTTACGCTAATGCCGGTGGCGCAACAATAAAGGCTAATTTCTAATGTTAAAATTTATAGATGAAAACGACTTTTTGCTAGTCGATAAATATAAGCAAAACGATGATGGGACTGTAAGCTGGACTTATAACGATGGCAACGCTGTGCATAGTGGCTTTTTACGCGAAGGAATGGCTCGAACAATCCAAGTTCCCGATGGCACAGAGCAAGTAAAGGTGGATACCAAACAAGTTCAGGTTGGCACTGAAAGCGTAAAGGTTGGCGAAGCTCCTGCACTTGATGAAGAAGGAAATCAGGTGCTAGGTGAAGATGGCGAGCCTCTATTTGAAGATGCTATTGAGGACCTCCCTGTTTTTGAAGAACAAGACGTTTTTGAAGAACAGCAAAAATACAAAGATGAAACAATTGATATATGGGCCAAGCTCAAAGAGCAGATAGAACAAGGCGCTATAACAATAGACGCGGAGCATTTGCTTTTAGAGCAAAAGCAGGGCGCTAACGACAGCATAAACGCCACTCGCGATGCGTTGAATGACTCAGACATTGAGTACAACGGGCATACATTCCAAGCCGATGCTCAGTCAAAGGGTGATATTATGGGTGCCGTAGTAACTGAAACGGACACTCTTTGGCTAACGCGTGAAAATGAAGAAGTTGAAATGTCGGCTGAGGACATGAAAGGCTTAGGCATTGCTGTTGCTAACCGCAAAAAGTTTTTAGTGTATAAAGCTCGCCACTTTAAAGATGCGCTGGACGCACTAAGCGATGAAGCTAGCATAAAAGACTTTATCAACAACTTAGATTGGAGTGCTTAATATGCGCGTGATATTTTGCACAAACAACATGCCGTTTAGTTTATTGATAAAATTAGTCACTTGGTCACAGTGGCACCATTGCGGCGTGATTGTAAAAGAGCAGGGCATTGATTACGTTATTCATGCAAAAGCGAGCAAGGGCGTAATCAAACAGACATTAGATACCTTTAAGCTCGATTACCCAAACCATGAGATCCGCATTATGAATGGCGAGTCTACAGATGCCAATGAGCTATTGGGTCACAAATATGATTTTGGCGGCGCTATTGGCCATTACTTTAGCGCATGGAATGATCCTGAAAAGTGGTTTTGCTCTGAGCTTGTCGCTTACTGTCTTGATTATGTAAACCTAGACTTTGTAGGTCGATTCACCCCGCAAAGATGCTACTCACTTAGCCTTCCTATTGAGTAATAAAAACAAAGCCACTTAAAATTAACCGTAATTTCAAATAAGCGATTCCTATGCCTGCAATATCCGTTAAAACTTTTGCCGGTGAACGGCCTAAAATCGATCCGCGATTACTTCCCAATGAATCAGCATCTAAAGCTTATGGTTGTCATTTTGATAATGGCAACCTATCGCCTTTAAGACTTCCTGAGTTGACAGACGTATCGGTGATCTCGAACGCAAAAACAATTTACCATTACTTAGACCAGTATTGGTTTTCATGGAATAAAGCAGTTAATGCCGTAGCGAGCCCAATTGCAAACGACCCTTGGCAACGCGTTTACTTTACGGGTGATGGCTACCCAAAAGTAACTAACAACGCTATTTTTAGCGGTTATAATATGCCGGCTAGTGCTTATCGCCTTGGCGTTCAATCGCCCGAAGTGCCAATAATTGCAGTGGTGACAGATGCGGCCACCGATGAAATAGATCCTAATGATGACGAAACGCGCTACTACACGCACACGTTTGTCACTGAGCAGGGTGAAGAAGGACCGCCGGGCGAAGCGTCACAACGTCTTGATATTAGATACCCAGACGAAGAAGGTACATACGTAACGCTTGCTTTATCGCCGCCAAATGTAAATGCGTCAAACATTACGCATCGCAGAATATACAGAACGGCAACCGGCGGAGGCATAGCAGATTATTTATTTGTGGCAGAGATACCAATATCACAAAACCAATTTGTTGATGATATTCCAACAGACGAGCTAGGATCATCGCTTGATACTTACGACTACGAAATGCCAAACGAGAACATGATTGGCTTAACGTCTATGGCTAACGGTATATTGGCCGGCTTTTTTGATAGTACGGTTTGCTTTAGCGAGGCGTACTTGCCGTATGCTTGGCCGAGCGGTTACCAGCTAACAACCGAGCATGAAATTGTAACCGTTGCTGCGCTTGGTAATACGCTTGCAGTTTTAACAAAGGGCTACCCTTACTTATTCAGCGGCATTAGTCCTGACGCAATGGCCGGCCAAAAGCTAGAGTCTAATCAATCATGCACAAGCGCACGCTCAGCGGTAATCGTAAACGGCACGCTCATATATGCAAGCCCTGACGGCTTGATAGGTTTAACCAGTGGCGGGTTAACCATGCTAACTAACCAGGTAATAACGCGTGAGCAGTGGCAAGAGTACGAGCCAGAAACAATAGAGGCGTACCACCAAGAGGGGCGTTATTTAGCTTTTTATGGAGCCAACTTAGACAAGGCGTTTATTTTTGATCCGAACACCGGTGATTTTAGACACTTTACGGCCAAAGCTGATTGCGGATTTAACAGCCTTGTTGATGACACTCTGTATATTTGCCAAGGCGCGGACTTGAGCAAATGGGGTGAGTCTAACGAGCTTACAAGCTATGAATGGAAATCTAAGGACTTTTCAGCGAGCGACCTAAGCTTTGCATGTGCAATGGTGAAAGGAGTCGATACAGAGCTTTCAGGGGTTCGCATTTACGCCGATGAAGTAGAGATATTGCATTTAGCGCCAGGGCAAATACCCAGCATGGCATTTAGATTGCCACCTAATCGCGGTGATAAGTGGTCATTTGAGGTTTATGGCAAAGGCACAATACACAGCGTTTCTATTGCAACAACCATGAGAGAGGTTGCGGCTTAATGGCAAAATTAAAAAAAGGCACGTTCCCTGGCATAGTAAGAAAAGGCCGGCAAGATCCCACTAGTAGCGCTATTACTGAAAATATAGAGCTGCTAACAGGCCAGCGAGGTAATAACAGAGCTTTATTAATGAGCGACCTTGTTGATCTTGATGATATGAAGCGTCAGGCACTTATTAATAATGCGAGTGGCGGCACCAATGATGGTGGACTTCCAATTACAACAGGTGGCGTGGAAAGACCGCACGCGCCTGTCAACCTATCGGCCACAGGTGGCTTTACATTTATAGCCGTTAGCTGGGATCACCCCACCTATAGAGGCCATGCTTACGCTGAAATATGGCGCAGCGAAACAGACTCATTTAACAGTGCCACGCTAATAGCGACAGAAGTTGCGGACGTATTTAGCGATACTGTAAATATGGGAGCTGAATATTACTATTGGGTTCGCTTTGTAAATATAGCCGATGTAAAAGGGCCAACGCAGGGCGCAGCCGGTGTTTTTGCAAAAACGCAAAAGTCAGCTGAACTTATACTCGATGAAATTGGCGGGCTTATAGAAAAATCGCATTTGAGTGATTTTCTATCAACGGCAGTCGATAAAATACCGGGGCTGGAATACTTAATTGAAGATGTTGCTTTAAATGAAATACCAGCATTAAAAGTCGAAATAGATAACTTTGATTTAGATATAGACGAGTTACGCGCCGATGTTGACCAGCATTTAATTGATATTCCCAGCATACAAGAGCGCATAGAAAGCCTAGATACTATTACGGAGCAGGCAAAGCAAGATGCTGAGGATGCGATAGACAGAGTAGAGGCACTAGACTTTGATACGGACTCATTAGCTAGACAGTTAATTGAAAGCGCGCTTGTTGGCGATCTAAATTGGGAGGCGAATGCGGTTAAGCTGTACGAGTTTGAATCTAAGCTTGGTAATGTTAATGCTCGCATAGAAGCCGAGTTTTTAACAAAGACAGAAGCAAATGAAGCCATAGCCGCTGCAGCAGAAACCATACAGGTAATGATAGAGGAAAATGGAACCGCGTTAAGTGGCGACATTGCAAATACCTACTACACCAAAGCGACTACAGACGAAGCGATAGCCGCTGCAACGCAAACGCTTAGATCATTAATTGAAAACCCCGAAGGCGACAGCGTAGGTGCTACGCTATTTAACGATTACTACACATCAACTGCGACAGACAATGCAATAGCAGCTTATGGCCTACAGTTAAAAAGTGAGATAGAAGATCCGGACGGTGAAAGTCTAGGCTCGCTAATAAAACAAGATTACAGCACTACGGTAGAAACTAATTCAGCTATTAGCCAGGCAACAACGCAGCTTAAATCTACGATAGACGAAGAAGTAAGCGCGACACTCACGCAAGATTACTACACCAAAACAGAAACCAACGAAGCAATAACATCATCGGCTCAATTGCTTAAAGCTGAAATTGAAGATCCTATGGGTAACAGCATAGGTGCTACGCTATTTCACGAATACAGCACAAAGGTCAGCGTAGAAGAAGCAGTATCA